TTTTTATTTTACTTTTCGTAAGTTCCCACTCTGGTGTATCTGCTGGGAAACCATGTTCGTAAACACAGCCAGCATGATCTAATATTAGTGTATCCTCTTTATCCTCTGCTGGTCTTAAACTCCTGCCTACCATTTGTAAATACATGCCATAAGATTTTGTCGGTCTAGCCAACACAACACAAGACACTATGGGCATATCCCACCCCTCTGTAAGCACTTGGCAGTTAGACAATACTTTTATATGGCCCACTTTTAGATCATGCAAGACGCGTTCTCTTTCTAACTCGTCCATCTCTCCATCAATATGCCCAGCTGGTATACCGTTCTCATTAAATATTTTAGCTATGTATTTACTGTGCGCTATGGAAACTGCAAAGACTACAGTTGTTCTATCTTTGGCATGACGTAACCAGTGTGTAACAAGATCGCCTACTAACTTAGGCGTGTTCACTCTCTTGTCTAATCCACGGTTTTCGTAATCGCCAGCTAACATACGTAGTCCTTGCAGGTCTGGTAGTGTTGGCGCAATAATTTTTGTAGGCACAAGAAAACCAAGTTCTGTCAGCTCTTTTATGTTACTGCACTCAACCATCTCTGTGTAAATAGATCCAAGTCCTTTACCGTCATTGCGACATGGTGTCGCTGTCAAACCTATAAACATAGCGTTGGGATAAAGATCCATAAGATCTTGAAATGACTTGCTGGCACTTCTGTGTGCCTCGTCAAGTATAATTAGTGTAGCCTCTGGTTTAATAAAATCTTCTTTTTTACTCCGTATAGTAAATGTTTGTATGCTGGCAACTTGTGTTTTTGCTCTGGGTGTTGCTGATTTGCCTGCCATAATTACGCCATGATTGACATCAAAGTCGTGTAGCTTTTTACTGCACTGCATAATCAACTCTCGTCTATGCGCGACAAACAGACACTTGTGTCCTTTTTCTAACGCTACTTGTATCAGCGCACTGGCTATCACAGTTTTACCACTGCCAGTCGGTGCTACTAATAATATTTTTTTGTGTTTCCAGCCTTTATCGGCCACATCACTCATTGCTTTTAGTTGGTATTCTCTTAGCCTCATATCTACTCCATATATCGTTTAGTTGGAACATGACTTCACGTATGTCCTCTGGTGGATCACACGCGTTTGCAAATGCAATAGCCTCGTTCCTTGCATACTCTAGTGTTTCGCCACGTAATCTCATAGAGATTAACATTCTAACTAGTGTTTCGTGTCTGTTGCCTTTTGACGCTCCGTTTATGATACCGTTGCGCTTGTAAGTTGTAGTTCTCGGTAACATTCTACCGATAATCATTTTACTTTTTGGACGTTCTAATTTTAGTTTATCACGTATTTCATCTGTATGGTATGGTTTGTTTGTATTATATTCCTCTACAATTTTTATAGGATATGGTTTGTGTTTATTGTGATAGAAACCAGCTACCCTCATAACTCTTGGCAGGTCTTTGACGACTGGATCGCTGTTAAATTTTAATGCTAACGCCTCTTGATACAGTACAAAACTTTGCAATGGCATGTCATCAACTAACCAGTAACAATGATATTTATCTGGAGATGTATTGACAATCAAATTTGGCTGCAACTCAAACCTTGTAGGCAATGGCGTACCGTCTAAATCTATAAACACTGCACGTACAGACTTTATATTCTTTGTCGTTCTGCCATGCAGATCTGTACGGTTTACTGTAAAAAATACACCAGCACCTTTTTTGTTTAGCTCCTGCAACTTGTCAACATGCTCGTCAATCGTGCCATGCAGTTGCTTTATCAATCTTTTGTCTAGTCCTTTATCGCCAAAAGTCTGGAAACTATGATGTGTGCCGAAACTATTTAAAAACCTAGCGTATTGTTTAATCTGATCTGTCATCACCCCACCTTACTTCTGCGCCTTTTTTACCTGCTCTTTGTTTCTTTAATCTGTTTTGTGTTTGTCGCTCACGTTCTTCTTCTGCTTGCACACAATGTATGTAACCATCTTCTACGTAAAACAAATGTGCCATCTTGGGCCATGCACGTTTCATAACACCGCTGGTTGTGTTGCAGATCTTTGCTAATACTTTGTTGTCGTGTGGAAGTTTGTAGACACGCCAGCAGTGGCAATACAATAGTATGTATATACCTTGCTCGTCTAATGACATGTTTAGTCTATTTGTGTCGCTGATCCAATCGTTCGCGTAAAATTGAAACGCTGGCGATTGCTCGTCATTGTATCTTTTTCTCATATCTTAACCTCGATTAACGATTTTAATCATCAGTTAACCAATGTCAAGCGTTTTATGTATTATATGTATTACTATCTTGTTAGTAGTTGCAGGTGCAGTTGAAGAGCTATACTTTGCTATTGTCAAAATCATGTCAAAGTCATAGCAGATCGATAGCAGTGCCATACACATAAGTCATTGTAATCATTGAATAAATATTATTTTGTTGACTTTTGTTAACCTTTCGTGCTAAAATATACATGCTACTAATTTTGGTAGCGTGTAAAAATGGAGGGCCACATGCCTAGATCATATCTAGGTTATGTTAACCACCAATTTACATCTTGTGCTTGGCAACAAGCATCCCATTTGGATGCTGTTACTATGGCTGTACGTGCTTACGTCAGTCAGTGGTCTACAGAATTTGAAAGTGGACAACTTGACTGGACTGTACTACCAGTTTTTGTACTGGACGACAGCAAGTTTGACAGTATCCATTGGAGAGTTTACGGTACTGAAGTCCGTAAAGATCTGGGTAACGGATCTAACCTGTGTCAGAATATAGAAAGACACGGATGGACTGAATACACCGTAACTATTCCAAAAATGGGAAGATGTAAAAAGGCTAACTACAACGCGCCTTGTTATACTGCAAAGTTAAAGGTAGCGTGCTTGCAAGCAATGGATACTGCTTGTGTTGTTGAAGCAAAGGACAACACACAGTTAGAAGAGCGCTTACAAGACAAAGTAGTTAGCATGTGTTAACATAACCCCAAGCATGGAGGGAGGTTTCGGCTTCCCTCTATGTGTTTATTGACAATGCCTCAATTAGATCTGGCCTCATATACTCCAAGTCATAATCGCCCAAGTGTGCAATCTGATAAGCTCTTAATGGTGGTATAACTTCCCACTTAGAAACAGCAGGGTGGCTGATGTTCAAGATCCTAGCTAAATTTCTCCCACCATATTTTGACACAATCTCTATCTTGCGCTCTTTAGCTAGTTCGTATAATTCACTCATAATGTTACCTCATGTTAATAAAAACATATTATAAAATAACTTAATTAAAGTCAACTATTCTATTGACTTAACGTTAATAATCATCATAATAATCCACATAATAGTAAATATAAAAAAAGGATAAAACAATGAATATTATAGCTACAACTAACGAACAACAATCAACATTTCCACAAGTGCCAACTGGCGTGCATAAGGCGAGGTGTGTAAACGTTATAGATCTTGGAACACAAGAGAATAATTATGATGGCAATGTTACATACAAAAGGCAGTGCATGATTATCTGGGAAGTGCCAGCACATAAAAATGATATGAACGGAGAACCGCTTACACTAAGCAAGTTTTATACATTATCATTACACGAGAAATCTAATCTTGGTGCAGACTTATCTGCATGGAGGGGCAGGGCATTTACAGAAACAGAAAAAAAAGGATTTGATATTACTAAGCTGTTAGGCGTGCCATGTTACCTCAACGTTATGGAGGGTAAGAACGGTAGGCCAAGAGTTGCCTCTATCATGCCTTTGCCAAAGGAAGAAGCTATGGATGACCAGCACCACGACAGCATAATGTTTTCTATAGACGACTATCAAAAAGGTGATCGTGATAGTTTTAATCAGCTATCAGAGGGTATAAGAAACATTATACTTAGGAGCAAAGAACTTTCTGGCTCGCATGATTTTGGAGATAGTAATAATGGTACAGACTTGCCAGACTTCACAGATTCTGATCGCGTACCGTTTTAGTAAGGAGTTGGGAGTATGGAACTTACTAATACACAAAAGCTGCCACAAGCAATTGTACGCGCAGTAGCTAACGATCCTTACGACTCACAAGGTAGCGACATATCCGCTACAAGATTACTAAAACCACCACGTATAAGAGTGTTGGAACAAAGGTTTTGGGAAGTCTTGCAAGAGGATGTGTCTGATCGGATATGGAGTTTGCTAGGACAGTCTGTCCATCACATCATTGAACGTGCTTCTGAAAACACAGAGGACATAACAGAACGTAGGGTGTTTGTTAATAACGAGATAACAAATGGTTGGAAACTATCTGGCACATTTGATTACTTGTCAAAAGACGGACAACTTATTGACTTCAAAGTTACCTCTGCATGGTCTGCTATGGATGCGCTAACCACTGGTAAAACAGAATGGGAGGCGCAACTAAACATACTAGACTGGCTAATCAGAAACACAGATGACAAGATTAACATAAAAGTAAAATCATTACAGATCATGGCTATATTACGTGATTGGAGTAAGTTAAAGTCAATGACTTCTGAAAACTATCCAAAGCAACAAAGTGTTATGATACCTATAAAACGTTGGAAACCAGAAGAGCAAGACGCTTACATCAAAGAACGTATACGTTTACATCAACGAGCAGAGAGCCAAGAAGAGCCACCTATTTGTACTCCAAAAGAACGTTGGCGTAAAGACGATCAGTATGCTGTAATGAAAGATGGCAGGAAGTCAGCTGTTAGATTGTTGCCTACATTAGAAGAGGCTAAAGAATACATGGCCAACAATAATATGACAGAGGGCAAAGGATGTTTGATTGTGCTACGTAAAGGCGAGGACACTCGTTGCGCTCACTATTGTGCAGTCAACAAATTTTGTTCACATTGGAATAACACGGAGTTTTGATGACAGATTTTAAACTTACTAAAGATCCGCTGGTAGCGTCAATAATACAACGCGCAAACGACAGAGCAAACAACGGTATGGTTACATACGGTGATACTATGAAAGATGCTACCAAACGTACAACACATTGGATAGTAGATATCCAAGAAGAATTGTGGGATGCAATAGTTTATCTGGAAAAACTAAAAGATTTAATTAAGTATGATCCTGATCTTTAGGTAAAAAAGTCAACACAAAGGCATTGCAGTTGGGGCATGATAAGTTTGTTTCCATAACATACTCTTCATCCTCTTCTTCAATGTCGTGGTCGCCTCCCCAGATAAGATCGTTAGCGCAATACCAACACTTCATTTTCTTTTCTTTGCAGTTTTTGCAGCTCTTCTAAAGTTAGCCTCTGTTGGAGCGCCTTTAGCACCTTTTTTTCTCATACGTTCTCCACTACCTGCCGCTATTCTTTTACGCTTGGCATGTATGTTAGCGTATAGTCCTCTTTTAGCCATTACTTTTTCTTCGATTTCATAATAGCTTTTCTAAGTGCTGGTGGTAATGTCTTTTGTTTTTTAGTCATACCACTTTTCTTTGCTGGCCTACCTCTTTTTGAGCCATAAGTTCCTTTACCCATAGGCATGTTAACTGTCCTCCTTGTTATTAGTTACGAACAGTGTTATTATAACACAAATTGCGAGGAGGGCAATATGAATAGATGCGTGCTAGTAATTTCAGATTTGCATATTCCTTACCATCATAAGGATAGCTTTGATTTTTTACGAGAAATAAAAAAACAATTTAAACCAGATTTTGTAGTCAATATAGGCGATTTGCTTGATTTTCATGCAATAAGTTTCCATGAACACAATCCAGATCTACCGTCTATAGGAGATGAGCTTACAATATCTAAAGATTATATTAAAGAATTAGAATCAATATACCCAAATGTAACCGAAGTCCACAGTAACCATAGCTCTTTAGTGTATAGAAGAGCCATAAAATATGGTATGTCAGCACAGTTTTTGCGACCATACGGTGAGTTTCTTGGCACAAAAAAATGGCAATGGGTAGACGATCTAAAACTTGTAATGAGCAATGGTAAAAGTGTATACTTTACACATGGCAAATCAGCAGATGTGTTGAAAGTATCACAGACTATGGGCATGTGTTGTGTGCAAGGACACTATCATACAAAATTTAGTATCGGATACTGGGCCAACCCAGATGATTTGTACTGGGGTATGCAGGTTGGTTGCCTCATCAATCAAAAATCTATGGCATTTAGTTATGCTAAAAATTTTTCCACAAGATTTGTATTAGGATGTGGCATAATCATAGAAGGTATGCCAAGATTATTGCCTATGGTACTAAATGATGATGGCGACTGGATAAAAACTATAGTTTAACCATTCAACACAAATTCATTAGGCTCAATAAATAATATGGGAATGTGATTTGTTTTTGCAAAATCTATCTCCGCTAGTACACCAGTGCTAACATCCCAATCATCTAACATTAATACATACATATCTTTACAGTGTTGCAAATAAGCACAATCGTATTTCATCCACTGTCTAGTGGTTAGATCTACTCTGCCATATTTTTGTATTGTGTGATGTAATGTAACAGGACTGTAAATGTTAATGCCTTGTTTGAATAATAACCATGCCTGTCTGGTTATCATACCGTATCTTTGCATCCTGTCGTATTCTGTGCTAATACCACCTAAACTATATGGTGCTGCCAAATAGCTAATATCTACGACCATTTAGTTTTGTTTGCCCAATATGCAGCCGACATTGGGCCTCTTGCTATATTTTTAGCATGACGTGCTTTGAATGACCTTGCTCTTGGTGTCATAGTCTTGTCGCCTGTCTTGCCTTGTTGTCCAAAACGTATTGTTTTTATTTTGTCGCCTTTTTTAGCAACAACCACATGTGATTTTTTTGGGTGGTTAGGTGTCCTTTTTGGTTTATTGTAACCACTGACACCTGCTCTTACTAGTCTTGGATCTTTCTTGGCCATTTTACTACGCTAAAAATAGAATTAGTCCTAGAACAGCCAGAGCAACCCACACAGCGCGTTTGTGTTTTTTGTAACCACAAGCACATTTATCGTACCAAACGTGGCTGTATGGCAATTTATGGGCGATTTCTTTTAGTTTTTCTAACATTTTTTCTCCTATCTCATCATTGGATTGCTGTTTTCTAATTTCATCTCTTCTATTTGTGTTTGCATTAAGTCTATTCTAGTTTCTAATATACCTAGATTGTTTGCAGACGCATTTAGGTCATTTTGTAATTCTGTAATACGATCTGTAACAGCTACATAATTGTCGTTTATCTTGTTATTTGTATCAGTTAGATCTACTGTTTCATTTATTACATATTGCTTTGATTCAAGGTCTGATACTTTTTCTTCTAGCGTAGATATACTACCAAGTAATTTGCCATAGGTAGTAAATCCTGCTCCTATTGCACCCACTACACCGATTAGACTAACTATACCAGCTAGATTATTTTTTAGTTTCTCCATTGCATACTTTCTAATTTTTGTATTAATTCTTGTTGCCGCTCTAAATTCCCTACAATTAAATTATTATGCACAGTTACTGGATCATTAGCGACATAGCTAATATTACCATATATTTGTCTGTCGTCAAAGATTGTAATTTGATCTGGATAAATATTTATTGGTGCATAAAAATTAGCGTCTTGCATTATAGGTTGCTCCTGTAACATAATACTAAGTGTAACTTTGTCTACCTCTATCGCTTGTGCAAATACTGTTTTGCCTATCATTATATCACCCTGCTCTGGGCCACCTGCGTCTATCTCTTCTGGCTCTTCTTGCATGCTAGGCTCTTCACTAATCTCCTCTGGCTGTTCTTCTACTATCTCTTCTGGTAGATCTTCTATAATCTCTTCTTCTATAATCTCTTCTGGCATATCTTCTATAACTTCCTCTGGCATCTCTTCTATGATTTCTTCTGGTAGCTCTTCTATCTCTGGCTCGTAGTATTCTATCTCTTCAAAGAAATCATAGACCTCTGGTTCATACATCAAGAACTCTTCAACAAAAGGGTCTGGCTCGTCTATCAAGAACAGCTCTTGCTCCTCAAATATATCTATGTATTCTTCTTCAAACTCTTGGAGCCAGTCCTCAACGTCTTGTGTTGTTGCAATATCCAAGGTGTATGGATCAAAATGTATAACGAGGGAGGGATCCTTGACGTCTGCTGCATAATGGTAATTAGGGCGACTAGGTACGCTAAAGCTGAAACGAGTAATAATATCATAATCATCTGCCACATCTGTTATGTAAATTGTATTACTTGGAGATGCCTCATAGCCACAGCCATTCCAACTATTACAGGTTCCAGATATGGTTATGGTATTGCTATACTCCACGCCATTACTATCTGTGATTTCCTGTGTCATGTCAACTGATTGAGGGTAGCTATTCCATATCCAGATATCAGCAGTAAACTCACTAGCTGTTATACCTTGTATCTCTATGGAGTCCATGTGGTCAGACAGGGTAGTAGTTGTTTCTCTGTACTCGTTGTGTACCCCAGCTAGTATGGTAGGTCCATGATAGTGATCATTGGTGCCAGTCCAATCTTGTTGAAAGTTATTGGATAGTAAGTTACCTGTTGAGTCTGCACTTGTCTTTGCACTTGCAAGTACTACCACAGATAAGATAAGGAATAAGTATACCAAGCATCTCATTTGCCAGTACTATACATAACTTGTTCAGCTTGTATCTTCTCTTTTGTTTTCATTCTTTCTTTGTGTTCTTCGTAGTCTGGTCTTAGCTCATCATACTTTGCCCAGAGTCTCTCAGCATCAGGTCCTATCTGACCTTCAAATGGGCAAGGTGTTCCTGCCTCCATCATAGCTGTAAATACTCTAGGATCTTGACACAGTATAGCAATCCCTGCCACCTTCATCTGGTGTACTGTTGATAGCTCTCTTGCTAGTTTGATACGTTCACAGGTCTCGTCTGTCTCATGGCTACTGCCAGACAATCCAATGAAACTGCTTTGCAATCCAAACGAAGTGCCAAGATTACAAGTATCAATGCCTGCTCCCGTGGGTGGGGCAGAGGCTGTTGGTGGAAAACTTTTGATATTGCTCGTGTTGTTAGTGGTGCTAGTGCTAGTAGTATTGGAGCTACTGCCAGACTCATACGTTGTACTTGAGGAACTTGTGTATCCACCAGAGATAATCGTGTTGTCTCCAGAGACATTTGTGTTTTCGTTTGCCTCTGTAGGAACAATAATAATAACAAGCATCCATATAACTATTATTGCCCATGCAATGTACGATAGTATCTTATCTAGTCTTGATTGTTTCATTTGCCTTTCCATTTACTTAATGTTGATACGCCAAAGCTGCCTGCCACAATAGTCATTATGATATACCAAAATTCTTTTGGAGCTGTACCCAACATCTCCCATCCTTTCATCATGCTTGGCTGTAGTGGTTCTATGAAATGGCAAATCAGCAGGATCGTAAATACCACACACAAATATTCATCCTTCCAGCTTTTCTCACTAGACTTGACTTGTTGCTTTAGTACAGCTTGTTCTGCTTTGTGTACTGCTTTCTGTGCCTCTATCTTGGCATAGTCTATGTTAGCTGTAGCCTCTATCTCTGCCTGTCGTATAATTTTTTTCTTCTCCATAGCATGAGTGGCTGCACCTATAACCTTGTCAGCTACTAGCTTTGTGATTGGGTTTGATAGAAAGCCTAAGAATGGTAACATATTATCCTCCGTTAAATATTCTCATAAGACCTACAATGACAGCCACACAGCCACCTATCCATGCAACTGACTTGACAGCACCACGACCATAGGACATCTCTAGTTGTAGCTTGTGTATGTCTGCTGAGTTCTTCTCGATATCGGAGTGCATATGGTCCAACTTCTCACTTATACTTTTCATTGATGGTCTACTGTCTGCCATTATAGTATCTCCTTATGGTCAGTTATCAGAACGTTACTACCATCTAGGCTGACTAATCTTAGATAGCTAGTTGTAGTTGGGTCCTCGCCATCACCAAATGATGCTGGTAATGTTGTAACACCACTTGGCAAAGTAACTTTGTAATCTCCTTGTATATCAAAAACTTGGAAGTAACCATTGTCTGAAGTTGATACTTTAAACTCTGTAAAATACATAAATTTATTATCTGGGGTAATGTGTAAATTTTCAATACCAGTTGCTGCCGAGGCATTGAGGTCTTGCTTTACACTACCTACGAAACGTGTACTAGATAAGTCCCATGGGACACTTAAATTATAATGCCAAAATACTGCATGACCAGTTTCACCTGCTTGGTCATTATGCTCTGCACAAACTATTGTTGTGCCATCATAAGACATAACAGAAGTAATCTTTGAGCCACTCGTACCAAGACCATCTTTATGTGGCTGTGCAAACCATTCACTCTCTACAGTAAGTGTGCTATCAATATCGTAAGCTGTAGATAGTTTTACAACTATTGCTCTTGGCACTTCAATATCATCTGTATCTCTATGTGATATAAACAATCGTGTACCATCATTGTTAAATCTGATAGTGCCACCACCAAAACCTGTAACACTATCGCCACCACCACTAGATTGGAATAGTGCATCAACATCTATTGTATGATTGGTAGATGTAGATAAACTGCTGATATCATATGCAGTAGAAAGGGTATGTTCTACTAGGTCTGCCTTATAGCCAATCAACTTCGTGCCATCCCCATTGAACTCACAAGAGTAACGTAATGTATTTGGCATACTACCAGATGAGGAACGTGAAAAACTAGCTGTTGATATATCGTAGTTGGTGCTAAGATTAAATTCATGTATTGGGTTATTAGTAGTGTTATCAGTTGTATACCAACGACTGCCATCATTGTTAAACCAAGAGCCAAAACTACCACCAGTAGATAGGGTGCTAGTCGCATTCAAATCTGTTGACGCATTGAAAGTAAGCACATCCATAGTCTTACCTACATTTTTCAAGAACAATTCTATCTCTCCTCCACTTGGCACATTAGAAAAGCTGTAGGTTGTATCGCCAGAAAGAGTGTGGCTAAAAGCTGTGGCACTAGACCAGTTGATAGTAGGTGTTGTACCAGACAATGCTGATGCCAAACTAAATCCACCACCACTTGGTTGGTCTGCATAGGAGAACGAACCATCTGCATCAGACACAATCATCTGCCCACTTGAGCCATTGCCAGATATGTTGAGTGCTGCTGCCCCAACTGAGTTGTCAATCAGCTCTGCTGAACCCACACTATCATCTGCCATCTTGGCATTTGTTATTTGGTTATCTGCTATGTGTGCTGTGTCAATAGAGCCATCTGTGTAGTGTTCTGAGTCTATAGCATCATCTGCTATCTTAGCACCTGTGATTGCATCTGCATTTATCTTGGCTGTAGTTACAGCATTGTCTGCAATCTTCGCTGTGCTTACAGCAGTATCTGCTATCTTTGCTGTGGTTACAGCACTATCAGCTATCTTAGCTGTTGTTACTTCATCATCGGCTATACCAGAGGTAATGGCGTTGAAAGAGCTACCATCGTAGAACTTGAGTGTGTTGCTTGTGGTGTTGAAGAACAGGTCTCCTGCGTCATTATCAGAGCTAGGGTCTGAGCTACCCACCCTGTATCTTTCTGCAAAGCTGTTTACCCCAGTTACATTTGATGCGACTGTGTTGACGTTAGATATAGAACCTGCAACTGTATTGACGTTTGAGATACTACCTGCTGTCGTGTTTACATTTGATATGCTACCAGCAACTGTGTTTACATTTGAGATAGCACTAGCGACTGTAGATATGTTTGAGTTTGCAGAGGCTACTGTAGATACAGCAGAACTGATACCTGCTACTGTGGTTACGTTACTTGATATCCCTGCAACTGTTGTGATGTTGCTTGAGATACCAGCTACAGTATTGATGTTGGTTGCATTACCTGCGACACTTGTAACATTGCTTGAGATACCTGCGACTGTACTTATATCACTTGCAATACCTGCTAGTGTCGTTAGGTTGGCTGTTGTTGGTCCAAGCTCTAGTGATGTACCATTGCTGTCGTAAGCTATAACCTTACTTGCATTGTTCGAGGCTGTATCATCATAAGGGAACTGTAGTGGACCAGAAGTACCTGTGCCTGTAACTGTACGTCTTGTTGATGCTTTGAGTTGTATGGACCTATCCATCATCTCTTTGAGCTGTTGTTGTCTTATGACTACGTTGTCAAACTCTGTCTCTAGTGTAGCTGGTTGATTGACAGAACCTGTAGAAAAGACTGTGGTTCTTGATAGTGGCTGGTCTCCTATGATAGTAATGACATCGCCACTTGTTGGGCTGTGGTCTGTCCCACCACTCCCAGAGGTATCTATGAATGTGATAGAGCCTGTGCCATCTGCATTGAGAGTTGTATTATAGTGTGTGCTTTCTGTCTGTAGTGTGTCGTTTCTAAATACTTGTATCTCACTTGCTGCATTGACTTGGAAGTTAAATGTGTATGGTCCATCTTGTCCAGTCGATGTAGACTGTACTCTTCTTGCTACTTCATTTATGTCAAAACTTGCCATGTTTATTTACCTCTTTTATATTGTATTCTATAGTAAAGGTTTCCGTTGTTTGGGTCTAATAAATATTTTTCTACGCTCTGTGTAAATTGTTGTTCTAAAACTGCTACAATTTTATTTCTTGTTGCTGATACTGGTGCATTAAACTCTTCCTTTAGAGACATAACCCTTGTGTCTCTATATAATTGTGAGAACTCACTATCGCCAGTAAACAATTCATTTAAGGTATCGTACCAAGTCATTGGACCTTTCCCTGGGAAGATAGGCGTACCATTTTTATAAACAACCTCCAAAGGCTCTGTTGTAAACCTATAGTGATAGATCTGTCTTTCATATTTTGTTAACTTAACATTTTTAACTCTAAGTGGCGCATCTACATATGTTGCTATATTGTCATCAAACAGTTGTCTCGTTACTGGATCGTTCTCTGGAGTAACATCTGCGTAGTTCGAATAGTTGTAGCTTGGCTTTTCTTCCTTGCTTATCCTAAACTCCAACAAATGTCTGTCGTGGTCTAGAGTTCTGCCAAATCTGTCTCTTCTTCTTGTTTGCTCATCCACGAAAGGTGTTGCTTCAAATGTATTCAATACATGACGTAACGCTTTTTGCAATGCCTCATCTGTGCTTTCTCCTACAACTGGAACCACGTCATAGTCATTAACTGTATAGTCTCTTGGTGCTACCTCTTCACCCTCTTTTACCCACATACGATCAATACTATTCCAAAAACCTACATTAACAATACCACCTGTGCCAACTTGTAGTAAGCTATTTCCTATTGGTCTCTCTACCTTTTCTACAACAAACTCACCTAATTTATCAGTAATCTCATTTGAATCACGAACGTAAGCCAGATCAAGAATAGAATTTCCAGCATCAATATATGGTAAACTACCTAATTCATTGTAGAGCGCATTGGCAGCACAAAACACATATTTTGTTAAAGCACCCAAGTCATCGCTGTAGTTAACACACATCGAGTAGTCTGCACCCATTGATAACAGTTCACCGAGTATACCTAGTGAACGTAGTGGTATTCTTTTTGCATCACGGAAAGTTTCTTCACCTTCTTTTTTTATGTATATAGTTTTTTCTTTGTCAAGACCCATATTCTCATAGTTTCTTTGTAATGAATATTTTATTTTTGAATCCTTAGTAGTCCTTCTAAACTTAGGTATGTGTCCTACGATAATCATATTATTATCTTCACGGAACTGTCCATTAGCAGCGTAAGCCCCCATCGATAGAATTGTTGTGCCAAACATTAGCCTACCAATTGCCATGTCTGTGTGCCTACCCCCTCTCGCTAGGTCTCTATAAAAGCCTGGGGTTGCGAAAGCAGCAGGAGTTCTCTTCATTACCTGCGCCATAATATTAATGTAAACTTTACCAAATGGTATTTGTGTTTTTACAATAGGATTGTTCATGGCTCTTACAAAATTATCAATGCCTTTCTCAATGACGCTTGGATCACTAAGTTTTCCCTCATCTTTGTATAATGCTTTCCTAGTGTCTCTTAGTATATCATCAGCAAAAGCTGTATCAAACTCCTCTATCCTGTTTCTTGCGTGTACTTTTGCTTTTTCAACATCGCCAGTTTTTAAGATTATGTCATCAATCTCTCTACCAATTTGTATCAATGCCTCTCTGTTAAAAAGTTTTGTTGCAAAGAACTCATCAGCTGATGTCATTGCTCTGCCTGGCATATTTACTAATGTATGCAACATTTTATTGTATAAACGCACTCCTTTCGACTGCTTAGCTAATCTATCAGGGTCAGTAGTAGGCACAAACAACTCCCTTTCACTTTGGTATAGTTTTGTCAAAGGGTCTATTGGTCTGTTCTTTACAAAAGACTTTCTTGAATTTTTTATGGCATTGCCTAGTGAGTGCGCCTCTGCGTGGAACGTGGTGATAATATCTCTAAACTGTGCATAATCCGTTTTTGTTTTAAAAATGTTTCTTGTCCAAGGGTGGACCTGAAATGCCTTTCTCGCTAAATTCCTTGCGTTTCCTATAAGCGCACCAGGAACCATTTCAAGCATGAACAATAGATTTGAGTTAGCAAAGTTTTCTACGAAGTTGGCAATGTGCATATGAACGCTACCCAATAAACTTTGCACCCAAGCTCCTGACATTTGTCTTAGACCAAACTTTCCATTCATCAGCTTATCGTATGTTCTGCTAATAAAGACTTTGCCACTCTTTTGGTCGGCTGATGCTTTGAGTAAAAAATCTGCATGAGCGATAGCGTTTGAATTATTCAATTCTTTTCTAACAGAGTTCATTATATTAGAGTTTTTGTTTGGTTGTTTTAAAACTTCTGTCACTTTACCACGGAGATATAACATCCTACCAAGCTCACTAGCTGACCTAGTATTTCTATTTTCTACATAAGCAAATATTTTGACTGCTGACTCGTATTGTAAAGTAGCTTCGTCTAATTGTTGTTGTATTTCTTTTGTGTTTTTGCCTTTTATTTTTTTGCCTAGATTAGTAAGGCGTTTTGCAGCAACCAAAGTGTTTTTATATAGCTCATTTTCTATAACAGACATCTTTATCATATCTGCTGAGTTTATAAATGAGACACCACCTGGTTTTGCTAATGCTGCTCTAACAGCCTCTGCTTGTGGGATTTCATTAGCTTGCTCAACCATTTCAGCCATACTGTATTTTGTTTTGCCAAGATCAACACCTTCTCTCTCAAATGCTTTAGTAATACGTTTGAGCATATAATCAACATAGTCATTGACTTCGTTGACAGTTTTTATTGATTTTACATCTAGCTTTTTCGAACTAACAACTACATTGCTAATTCTATCAAAACTTTCTTCTCCGAAACCAGGTGGCAAATCAAACTCAGCTTCTTTTAATACTTTCTTTAGATCCTCAAGTTGTACAGGTTTTAATTTAAGAATTTCCTCAAACTCAGCATCATCAAGTTCTTCAACAACTCTTTGTATGTTTTTGTATGTGTACAGGAACCGATCTGGTGTATTCTCTTTGACATCTTTAACAATGCCATCTTTTCCAAATAATATTTCTTGCGACCCAGGTAAGTCAGGATCACCTGAGCTGCCACCAGGGGGTGGCGTACCACCTCCACCTGGGGGTTCTGGTGGGGTGTTGTTATCCAGTATTGCAGCTTCTTCTTCTATTGTAACAACTGGCTCTGTTTCTACTGGATCAGCCTTTTTTTGTTGTTCAAGATCTTTTATATCCTTAGTTCTTTTGTCTCCAACAACCTTAGAACCTTTTACTGTGCTTTCTACAGCCTCTTCTATTACCTCTTTACCTATTCTTTTTCCAACAGATGTAATACCTGTTTTTATTATCGGACCTACCATTAATCTGATCCTCCTTGGTTGGTTTCAGGATCTGTGCCTAGGGATATTAGCTTCCCATCACTATCATACTTGTTTCCGAACGCATCCTCAACCATAACATCTCCATCCATCATGTTGTAGGCTGTTGCAACTTGCTTTGCTATGGCTGGATTTGATTTAAAATATTTGTATGTTTGAGCTAGACCCTTCAGTAACACCACAAAAGATGCTTCAAAAGGGGCATCTGATACTACAGTTTTGATCTTAGCATCAAATGTGTCTGCCTCCTGTCCACTATCAGCCCAATCAACAATAGCTTCTACGATTGTCTTATTCTGTTCCTCACTTGCACCTGTCAGCATATTGACAACAGTAGCTATATTAGGGTTCTCGCTTTCGCCATAGAACCAAGGTGCCAAAACTGATGCTGCTAAAGATTTTAAGAAAATACTTTTTGTGTATACTCCTGCTAATCTAAATCCTGGGATGTATCCAGGTAAGTAAGCAGCAAAGTCTGAGGCTATTGTGCCTGCTGTGCCAAGATCTTCTTCTGGTAAAATTTTACGCATATATGTTTGTATTGGTTTGCTATCTATGTATTGATCAAGTAATGTCAAAGATCCACCTGTTGCTTCATTGAGTGGTGCAAGTATGCCATCTCCAACATTTGCAAAACCTATAACTAGCCCTTTGCCAGTTCCCTTTGAAATCCTTTTACCTAAATCACCACCTGTAGAGAGTCCAGCAGAGAAGTCTGCCATAGACTCACCATATTGAGCAAAGACATTACTCATGCTCTCCTTGATGGTGGTTTTTGATCTTCCGTATGTATCAACAGAAAATACTTTTTCCTCACTTGGTACGCTATCCATAATAACTTCGTTTTCTAACAACTCAGAAATTTGATTTGGTGCAAACCCAAAAGGCTCCTCACCTATTGTATTGCTTTCTTCTATATATTCTCTAATTTTTTTCTTTATATCAACCATCTATTGCCCCTGTGTTTACCTGTGCCATAGTATCAATCTCTAACCTCAAAAGCTCTTGGTAGTTTATCAGTTCTTGTTGCAATTGTTTCGGTGAGCTTACCATTACATTGTCTTTTAAATTATTTGGTTCCACTAGCTTAAAATCTGCTTGCGCAAAAACTGCCAAAATATTATCTACGCTTTCCAAAGCTACTTGTGGATCTTTATCAAAGATGTCATATTTTATTTCTGCTCGTGCTAAACCATTAGCCTCATGGAAAATAAAATACCTCTGTCCGTCTCGTAACTCGGTGGACTTATTTGTTTTTGGAAATAGATCTGTTATCCTTCTGTTAAAATCTACTCTTTTTGTGTTGAATTGATCTTGGAATATTGATGGAACTATTGACTGCATAAGATTATCTAGATCTATAATTTTTTTATCGCTCTCTGCTTCAATGAGCCTCTGTTCAATATTGGTCATGACAGTCACAAAAAACTCTCCTTTTTGTGTGTCTAGCAACTCTTGATATTGTTGCACATTCCCTATATCCATATTCAATAGATCAGTATCAAGTGTCCTTGGCGCATTATCATTCACAAAAGCTAATATGTCTGGGTCAGATAATTTTAAGGCAACCAACTTTGATATGTTTTGGTAGGCTTCACTTTGAACATTGTCGATGTGTTCTGCTATATCGCCCTGGGCAGGGATACCAAAGAACATACTATCACCACCATAATTTTCATCCCAATCTCCAAGTTTTCCCCCTGTTATTTCATCCCAATCCTGCTTGTTCAGAACACCCCCATTTGATTTAAGTCTTGTAAAAAGTTCATGTGCTATACTATCTGGTACATAAGCACTTGCAGTAGCTATATCTACCCTAGACTTTAACCAATCGTCAGCACCAGGTGTTGTAAAGGTTGTAACACCTTTGCTTTTAAAATAATCTTCTGCGCTTGCTGGGTCAATATCATAGAAAAATTGCTTTGCTTCGCTATAGCTATATTCACGATTGTTTATGGTTACTGTGCCTGTGCCTGTAATAATTTGATTTCTTGTAAGTTCCCCACCATCATCGCCTTTAAAATATTTAGGAAAATTGTGTGGGTGTAACACTTTTTCAAGTTTCTTCGTTAGTCTATTGACGCTATCTGTTTCTGCATTTGCAAGTTGCTCTCTAGTCTCTTCTAGCTGGTTCATGTGATCGTTTACTGATTGTTCTAAAGACAACCTCTCTTCTTCATTCAGCACATCATACAGAGTATTCATCATATGAAACGTCATGTTATCATTAGCGTATGGATCATTGGGGTCGGCAAACTCACTAAAATCACCAGTCTGAAATGCTATAGCCAAAGCATTTACGTCACCACCCTTGTCGGCTATTTCTGCAACATCTATTGCATATTTTTTTAACTTTTCGTCAATGTTTGCAAGTGATGCCTCAACCAAGGCATCTACCTCTGGTCTTGTTAGATCGGTATTTGTAGCCTCATTCCTAATATCGTTTTCTACTACAATCTTTAATCCTGACAAACTTGTTACATCCCCAGCTAAAAGTCTACCAAAGCTAGGTGTAATGGTGTTGACCCTAGTTACTAGTGCATCACCATTTCTTTCTTTTATCTTTTTGTTATACTCAGTCCCATACTCAAGGTACTTCTCATACAACTCTGCGTACAATCCACTCTTTATATTGCTTGACAGTATTGGTGATACAGATTCTAAGCCCTCTAGCATTGCATCTATCTGACCACTAGATTGTTTATAGAAATCATCTAGCCCTCCGTCTGTATCAAGGTTTTCATCATAAGTTGTTTGTAGTAAGACTTTACCTAAATTTTCATACTCCTGTTTGAGTATCTCTTGGTTTGTATCATATATCTTCTTTTGATAAGCATTGCCAAATTGATTACCCATCAATTCTTCTTTCTCTTGCTGTGAGACTCCTGGACTTATGAACGCATCAATAGTCATTGGATTTGAGCTTGACCTCGCATACTCTTCAGCAGCTACCTCAACACGTTCTTGACCACGATCCATGGCGAATTGCTTGACTACATCAATCCTTTTTTGCAATGTATCAAAAGCACCAGCTTGTTCTTTGAATTGTATAGCATCAATTCCTGGAACATTTACTGCACGAACTTGACTTCCTCCATAAATATCTCTACGTTTTGCCATTACTATTCTTCAGCCTTCTTCCTAGTAAATAAATTTTTTGCTGGCTCAAACAAACCTGCCTTTTCAATATCAACTAGATCTGTTCCTAGACCTGCAAGAGCATCTATCGTTCCCATCTCTGCTTTTATTATACCAGCTTGTCTAAGATTATTATACTCAAGTTCGCTCATGTTTTGTAGTAGTTCTTGATTTAAGTTTGCCATTCTAAAATCTCTAATGCCTTCTTTGAAAGAGTTTGTTTGACCAAGTAACGCAGATCCCTCTGTAGCTAATATTCCCCCTGCTGCTGCCTGAGCTAAAGCACTACCCATAGCTTGATTGACAGCCTTCAGAACTTGCACACCCTGCTCTCTTGCCTCTACTCTTTTGCTCTCATACTGTAATCGTGATATATCAGCTTGTGAATCATAGTACGCCTTCATAGCAGCTGCTTGTTGTCTTGCTGCAAAAGCCTGTGTAACTGATGATGCTACTGATAATGCTGTAAAAAATAAACTCATTATTGACCTACACTTACCTTATACTCAATACCTAATAAATTAAAAAATAATGGCTGGGATTGTGAAAATGTAATCTGTCCATTGCGATCATACCCTAGCATTGGCTTTCTTCTTTTCTTACCAGTAAAAAATGTTGCAGCTGTAAAAGCTAGATCATTACCATTGACTGTTAGATTTTGTGAAAGATACAGATTTGCCGTAGTCTCTACAATCCTTTTTTTCTGCGCTACAATGTTACCACTTGGAAGTTTTAATTCTACAGGCAAAGTCTTTACTTTCGGTGTATAATCCAATCCTACCTCCACATAAGATGTTGGTACTGCATCTAATGTTATAGCACCAGAAGATACCACTTTGTTTGCTTGCATTGCATCATCAACTATGACCTTGACTGTTTCTCCCTCAAGGTGCGACAAGCCACTTAGAGATGTGCTACCTGGTAATGTTCCACCTGTAAAAAGTATGGCGCTATCTGTTGTGTTATCATCATTGAAAGCCTCTACATAGTAAACATCTGAACCATTGATAGAACGCTTGACCACACAGTAAACAGTCTCTACATCTACAGCTACATTCAAAAACTTATCTGTTTTGGCAAAGTTTGTAACAGTTAGTCTTGTGCTGTCAGTTGTGGTTACTGTTAAGTTGTCGTCTCCTGGAACCACACGCTTGACTGTTACGACTGCTGCTGCTGGGTTCTTCACTACAAACTGACTGATGTTACCAAAGGCAGTAAAGAGGTTATCTGCTGTTGTATTGTTAGATGAGTTTGGTCTAAAGAAGTGTGTGTTGCCAGATGCAGATGATGGATCTGAACTACCTACTGCCTCTGACTGTAACGTAATGACTGTGCCATTGTTATCTGTAAATGTAAGCTCTGTACCTACAGCTATGTTTGCATAGTCTGATACTGTTATGGTTGCAACATCTGGACCTGTGCTTGCTAGTGATGGTGCTGTAATATTTTGATCTCTTAGAATAGAGTACATGACTAGAGTTCCATCAGTATTGACTATCATAAGCATATCGCCTTCAGTTGTGGAAGTGGCTTTTCTCAAAGCCATGTCTAATGGTGTATTTAGTAAATGTGAAGATAGTAATGATACGTTAGCTGACACATAAGAAAGCTCAGTATCACTAAAAGAAAACTCTCTGACAGCTTTGCCACTTCTTTGTATAAACAATGTACCACTTTCTACACCTACAGGCTTGATGCCTTCTTTAGCACCCCTTCTTGTCGAACCATTGATTACAATGTTGCTAGGTGTAATAGGGTCAAGAGATGACTGAGGTACAAAGAACTCACCACCCTTAGTAAAGATCTGTAAGTCTCTACCACTAAACAGTCCTATGATAGCATTGACAGAGTCCGTATCTAAGGTTGCTTCGATTGAGTCATCATCTAGTCCTTCGCCTGGATTGAAGTCAAAGAACCTAGCCACCCTTGAACCAAACAATGTGTTTGGTCTTGACTTAGTACCACCTAGATACAATCTACCCTCATGGAATGTAGCTGTCCTTGGGTAGCCCCTAGTGCCAGACCAAGTAACTTCATAACCAGACTCAACTACATAATCACCACTAGCTATGGCGTTGGTATCAAAGAATGGTATCTCTACTATAGCCTCAACAACTGTGCCAGAGTTTAGTTTTACAATCCTTGCCCTGCCTAGACCATCCTTTACCTCTATGTATTGGTTGACACTATTAGCATCAAAGATAGATGAACCTGCTGTAATAGTAATACTACCATCTACTGCCGATGGGGTAACAGTTGTGGATGGCTCTGTAGTTGATGTTGTAAAAGCATGAAAAGGAACGTGTTCAAAACTTATTGCTGATATAGTCCAAGTGCTGTCGTTGCCACCTCTCACTAGCTTGAAAGGAGTCAAGTCCTCATGAACAAGAACTAATGTATCAAAAGACTGTGCAAAATCTAGTGTGGATAATTGTGCAGATCCAATTGCTGTCGTTAGATAATCGTTGCCACTACCATTAATATTTGTGACCAGAGCCTTGTCTTTGTATACATACATTCTGTTGTTTACAAATAAAAGCATATAACTTTGCGTAGTGGAAAACTCAAAAGGTATCAGCCTTGTACCATTCTCTGGTGAACCACCACTATCTATTTGTTTGATGAATTGTAACCCTTGCCTTCTTTCCACCCCACCTTGTGGTTGGATCGTGACATTTCTAGCTTTGTCTAGACCATTGTAATATTGACCTATATCAATCCTTGAAGCTAACAACGGATCAATCTCGCCTGTTGTAAAGTTAGTTTGGATAGTAACAGCCCTAGTCATGCCATTACCTCACATCTGTTAGTGGGAAATCTACTATTGCATAGCTTGGTCTACCACGACCATCTATGTTCATTGCTTGCCTTAGATATCCACCTCTGCCATTTTCTCCCACTCCACCTAGAGCTATGGTCCTCCAGTAATCTGATTTAGTTGTTTGGTCAGTAACAGGTTCAGCTAAATGCCACGCCATCATATATACAAGAAGTTGTACAAAGTATGAGGGCATAACACCTTCTGTTATTGCTGATGTAACATAATCAATGTATACGCTAGTTTCATGTGTAGCTATAGTTGGACCACTTGCCGTGTAAAGTATTTCATAGTCATTTACTGGCAGCACTCTTGTTGCACTTGAGTTGTATACCTGTAAAGGTGTCCCACTTATTGAGGTTGAGGGCATATCATATTGATAAGACCACTCATTGATTGGTGTTGTTGAAGATCGTGATAGTTGTAGTTTTGTTAGTGCGAATGACCAAGGGTATAGAGATAATGTTTGCCTCTTCACAGTTTCATAGATGTTGTTGCACACAGTTGCTGCATCATTTGTTGTGTCTGTAAAAGAAGATATTGTGTCTGCACCTAGAAGATTGAGTGCTTGGTTGCAGATAGTTATGTTTGTATCACCACTTGCCATAGTCAGTCCTTGTAGTTAGGGGAGGCTGTTACACCTCCCCATAGTCTTAGTCTGAGTCAGTAGCTGAGATAGCTGTGCCATCCCCAATGTCTACTACACCAGATGCGTTGCTTACAACTGGGTGCAACGAGAATGTTGCTGTCCCACCTGTATCGCCATGGATATAGATTAGGTCTCCGACCTTCAATACGCCTGATGCATCATTGAAGTAACCAGAGGCATCTATAGCTGTCTTGGCATCTGTAGATGTGTAGCTCCACATTTGAGGAGCATTGCCAGCTTTAGCTTGACCACCGATTGGTTGTAGTCCTGTTGAATCAAAAGCCATAATATTCCTCCTATTCTCTACAAGTGATTTCTACGATACCATCGCCATCGATAGACACAGAACCAGCAGAGAACATACTGTTGACCAAGAAAGATGTCTTTTCTGGTACATAGTTGATTTCTGTTTTTTGGTTCATGTTGACTGCCATACCGATTGCAGAACGATGATAGGCGAATACTTTCCTGTCGCTTGAGCCATCAATAGCTAGACCACCTTCGTCTCTATCTCCAAGTACATGGAAATTGAAACCTAGGAATGTATTGATTTCTCCAGAAACAAGAGCTTTGATTGATGCAAAGTCACTTGAGATTGCTCTCTCATCACCTAGTAGCCCAGATAGTGAGTTAGCGTGAATCACAATGTGTCTGTCATCAAACGGAACGTTCTTAGCGTCTAGTGCTTTCTTCGCAGCTATTAGCTTACCTACGTTCAAGTTTGACGCAGTTGCTGAACCAGTTGTAACAACAGTATTTGCAACTGTTGATGGTGATGATTCTGCATCTAGTGCATCAATGATTAGTTGGTCCATTCTACGCCCAATAGCTTTTGAAACTACTTGGACAAGTTCTGACCTCTCGTCAAAGTTCACCTTTGCTTGGTGGAATACGTCTGAGTATTCAGCAGCGTTGAAGTCGCTCATTGTTGCAGTTACTTGTGAGTAAGTAACATTTAACGGAGTTACATCTGTCTGTGGAATACGAGCAGTCGCACTACCCTTACCAAGTTTTGGGAACTTGTAAGTGTTGCCTTGTACACCTTGTCTTAGCCTTACGCTATTAAGAAGAACTGATTCTCCTTGATAGGCTTGTTTCACCTCGGCATCAAACAAAGTAACAAAAGCATTAGTGATTGACTGTGCCATAGTTTACTCCTTGTTTAACACAAATTAAAAAAAATATACTTTAGTTATCGAGGGAACCTCGGCTAAAAAAATGATGCACTTCCACACCAGCCAGAGGCGAATAGAACATTCGTTATCTCGGATATAAGAATAATATATTTTGTAAGTGATTACAAGTCTTATATTTCACCAGTATCTACACTACCAGGAAACGCCTGTGCAAACTTCTGTTCTACTTGTCTCCTGAAGGCTGGATCTGACTTATACTTTGGATCAGCTACCATTTCGTACAACTCATCTTGACTTGGCATACCATCCATCTCGACTGTAGCTGTAGGTATCTGTAGTTCCCCATAATACTTACGGACTTTGTTCAATGCGTTGATGCCACTCGCTGTTGCAGCAAATACTTTGAACTCTTCAAAATCATCTGTTGACCACACGCCTTTAGAAACCAAACCTTGTCCCCATTGCTTAATACCATTGATAATCTGTGTAGCATTTGGTCCTAGCTTTGCTGTTTCCTCTTCTATGTTTATTGACTCAGCCTCTTCTTGACTATCTGCCATTTCTCGGAACTTACCTACAAGTCTGTCAAAAGCCTCTTGTGTGGGTTTATTTTCATTTGCCCAATCAACAAACTCTTTTGCTAATGGATCCTCATCTACATCGATACCTTCAAAGACAGATAGGTCGTATTCTTTTGGCGCTTTGTGTTTGCCCATAGAAAACTGTTTTTGTAGCTCTTTGTAAGAATTGTTCAAGTCCTCTACCTTGACCCCTTCTTTTGGATCCCAAAACTTATCTTCTAGAAACTCTGGTTTTTCTAACACCTCATCCTCTGAAGCTGGCTCAATCTGATCCTCTGGACTGTCATCAACCTTATGTGGCACCTCTACCTCAGTTTCATCAGGTTGCTGTTGCTCAGCTGGAATGGGTGGTGTATCTGCCACCAGTCCCTCTTGTGTTTGTATCTGTTCTTGTTCTTGGTCGTTCATGTTTTCGCCCTCTCTATTCTAGATTGTATTTCTCTTATTATGCTATTTTGTCCTTCCCTAGCAAAGCCAAAGCTAGTATCACCTCCTGGAATCCAAGTAGGTTGATGTACTGTTCTGGCAGTTAGGTACTTGAGTACCTTCTTGCCCTCTTCTGTTTCAAAAGTTCTAGCGAATGCTTTATCTAGTTCAAGCTGATTGTCTTTTGTAGGTAAGGGTTTTTCATTCAAAACCTCTATACCTTCCCACCCAGTTTTGCTCATGCACTAACCTCTTCTGCTACTGCGCTAGCTGGTTCTTCCATAGGTGGTTGTTCAGGTGGCTGACCCCCTTGTGCCATACCCTGACCTTGCATTGCCATCTGCATACTCTGCTGAATAATGGCTTGTTTTTCTTGTGGGGTTGTTCTCAAGCTAGAAGGTATACCTAACTTATCACCGATGTATGTTGCTATTTCATCTGGTTTCATCTCAGCTATACCACCAGGTCCTAGTGATCCTGCTATCTGTACAAATTGCATAATCTCATTTATCTCTTCAAGATTTTGTGCTTTAGCAAGTGGGCTTACAGGAACAACTTTTACTTCTAGTCCATTGACTTTGAGTGGTAACTGGATCATTCCTTTTTTATCCATTATAGATAGGACTCTTGTCACTATTGGTGTCATAGTTTCTGTAATCAGTCTGCCAAAAGCAGAACCCATATTCTGCGCTAATTCTTTCATTCGCTCCACAATCTCAGTAGCAGACCTAGCAGACATATTATCTGGTGGTAACGTGTCATCTAGCAATGTCTTTTTTATGTTCATTCTCAAATCATTGATAACGATCTGAGAGACATTGAAATCACCAGAGCGAGGTAGTGGTGCGAGTGAGGCACCTTGTGGTCCACCATTTCTAGCTACTGGGATTATGGATCCTGGGGTAATTCTAATATTGGATGGATTTATCACACCATCATCTGCTGCTGTGTAAACACCTGCGCAAGCTATGGATGCATTCTTCAATAGTAATTCTAGTGTTTTATTGAGTGTTTTGATGTCTGAAATAGCTGATACCAAAGGACCTCTTCCAAAAGTTTCTCCTGCTACTTTCATGTATCGTGATACAATCCAAGGGGACTCATCCATGCGTTTCTTCAATAACTCTTCGCCAGTTTTCTCGTAAATTAGGTGGTAAGAGTAATCCTTACGCTCTGGGTCCACAATAACAGCCTCACATAGCTCTACTTGTTCTTGTGGTTTTCTTTCCATTAAATTTATTAGACTCTCTGGTATTTCTGCGTCAGGGAACTGTCTTTGTATTGCTTCTACTCTTAGTTTATACTTACGATATACATTATCCACAGTTCCGTAAGGACCTTCTTCCAAGGCAATCAAGTATTGTGGTACTGGTGTAAACTGCACAGGGTTTACATCATCGCCTTCTTGAACCAGCATGACTGCTGTGCCAACACATAGATCAAGCAAGAACTCTCCCATAGCCAAATCAAAGTTTGACTGACGTAATACTGTAAACATCTTATCAAGATAAATGTCCAAGGCTTGCTGCACCTCTGCCCTGCTGTCCACAGGTATATCCTCTCCTGGCTCTAGCCTGCACCATTTCTTGTATGGTGGAAACAGTCCTGACTGTATCCTGTTAGCAAATCTTTGGGTTGAATGTACAGCTGTACTATCAAAAACCATGTTCATTTTGTTTTGACCAGGTACATTGCCTTCGTAGTATCCGTCATAAAGATTTCTTTGGGGAAGTGCGTATCTGTAGCAATCTTCATAAATGGTACGCCATAGGTCTTTTCGTGCAAACGCTTTCTTTGACCTATCCATTACTTGCCTTGCGTCTAAATTCATCATGTTTTTTTATGCCTTTGTGCAAAGTTTCTAGCACTTTCTTTGTTTCTAAAACCCCAAGCCCTGAGTGCTAAAGCAAGTCTTGTTGGTCTACCCTTTTCATCCTTTAGGGGTCCTTTCATGCCAGCAAATCTTGCTG